TTCCAGTTTTTAAGGATTGGCTTGGCCTGTTGCCAGGCATCCGCCACCCATTGTGGCGCAGCTCTCAGGGAGCCAAGCCAGCGCCATGCGCCCGCGCTGAACTCAAAGCGCAACTCATATCCGCCTGCCGTCTTTCCTGAAGCTTCCGCCCGGAATTCCGTTCCGCGTCCGTTGTCCGCATCAAATGCGGCCTTAAAGGTTATTTTTTGCGGAGTTGATTCAATTGTGAATAGATTCATTTTGTTTTTCTGTTGGTTTTGGTTTTGCTTATCTGAAATCAAATTTGGTTTTCTGATTCCAGATTTCAAAATCAAAATGGTATTGGTAAATTGAAAATCAAAATTGGTTTTCTAAATTCAAATTTCAAAAAAGGTTTTTAGCTTGGGGAATCGAGAGCCGAAAACGGCCTAGGCAAGGCGCGATGCTGGTATGAACGCGAATATAGGGGTGAAAAAGCGTCAAAAGTGGGTGCAAATCACACCAAAAAGAACCGAAAAGACTGAAGGGGAGAAGGTTAAATGGGTCGCGAGGGGCCGCGCGAGGGCAAAGGAAGGCCCCTAGGCGGTGAACCTAGGGGCGTTTCTAATGGCGTCTACTCCGTGGAGTAGGTCACATTGACGAGGATTCCGCTTGGCTCAAAACCCATGAATTCATGGCAGAAATACGGGCCGCGTCCCTTGTAGCTTGGTAGCGTCTTTTTCAAGGCCTCCCAAGCTGCGTGCGCAACATCTGAGGTCATCTGCCTCACGCCAGAGACTGGCACAAGGTACGATGTGACATCGTAGGTTGATTGCGTGCGGTCGTCTTTGATGCGAGCGCGTTTTTCCCAGTTTATGGTTCTCATGCTTAGTGCAGGCGATAGGTTACAGTTTGGACGTCTTTGGACCAGCATCGGCGACAGTCGCCGCATTTGTTGCCTTGTGTAGGCGCAGGGCAATCGCCAGTGGTTGACGAGACCTCACTAGTGGTCAGCCCAAGCCCGTTTGCTAGGCTGTTTGGGCCAGCCCGGTCAACCATATATGCGCTTAGGCGTACCGTGAGGTTGGAGGGGAAGTCGCCGAACAATTCAACGTATTTGCTGACGATGCCATACTCTTTGGTTGGCAACCAGAATTGGATGTCAGGCAACGCTATAGCAATGCGCACGATGGATTTGAGCGTTTTTAGCGTTTGCAAGTCGCCAGAGTCAAACCAGCGAAAAAATCCACTTTTCTCGGTGTCGCGAATCTTGGCAATCATCGCTGGCACCCATTCGGGCGATTCCATTAGCGCCAAACGTGCTTGCAAGGTTTTCTGGACGTTAGGCATGCGGTAGAACCCCTTGAGTGCGTAACAGCCATGGCAGACGGAGCCCTCAACCTGCGCGAGCTTGGATCCGGTTTTACATGCGAGAGCGGGTACGGACCAACCTTGGCAGGGCATTTTCGATGGTTGTGATAGTGTAATGTTCATATGGTTTTTTGTAGTGTGTTAGGTTTGAGGTTGTTACTTGCGATTGCTTTTGCGCCAGTCACAATAGACTGACGCCAAAAGGGAAGCTGCGATGAGCACGCAGCCCGCAGATGCGAGCATGAGTGCAAGGCGCACATATGCAATGTGTTCTAGTGTGTTCATTGAGTCGATTGACATAGGATTAGATTGGTTAAGGTTGGACTAACGTGGGTAAAAATAGCGTTGCGTGATACGATGGCAATAAAAAAGCGACGATGGGTAAAGATTAGTGCGTGCGTGCGAGTGAGTGCGGCTCGGTGAGTGCACAGGCGACGCGATCGTGGGACGTGCTGCGGAGTGCGTGCGAGTGCGGGCGTGCGGCGAGAGAGCGGGCGTGCGTGTGTGGGGGAAATAGTTCGTACACGAAGTAAATGCGTTACCGCCCTCCCGTCACACGAGACGACCGCGCGCCCGCGCCCGCGCCTCGTGCTGCCCGCTGCGCAGCTCGTTCGGCACGTCAATCGACGCTCTCCGACCAGCAAACCGGCGGTCCCGTCACGCTCCGTTTTGACGGCCCTTACAAGCGGCTGCGGCTGAGCACGTTGGCCATAACAGTTTACAACACATATCATATAGAGTGGGGATTTACTCTGTTGGAGTGCATTTTGACGTGCCAAAACCGGAGGCAGGGGGGGAGGGGGTCGCGCCTGGCTGACTGGCGACGACAGCGACGCATAGCCCCCCTCAGACTTTTTTTCGCCAACTGGCCCCCTTCGCACTCGGCTCGTGCACCCGTCGCCATGCTACGCTACACCTTGCTTGTGTAATTGGCCGACCCAGTGTACCGTCGTTCGTATTATGACCAAGTACACACTCAGCGAGAAGACGGTTAAGCAGCACTTAGGCCCGGCGTATCGGCCTATGTCGTACAAGCAGGACGTGGATTACATCGAGCGGAAGGCGTTTCGCGGTGTGCGCCGTATCTATCGCAGTGACCTGTTGGATGGCACGCTGGCTTGTGATGTGGCCGAGCAGGAGCAGCCTGTGGAGGAGCTTGTGCCGGTGGTACAGGTGACACCTGTGACAGAGCCGCAGCAGTTGTCCGTAAGTGATGAGGTTACGGAACAGACAATTGTCATGTTATATCCGAACAGTCGTTGGGTTAAGACTGATATGGCTGACAAAGTGTTTGTGGGTGCTAGAGGGTTTAACTTTCGCAAAGGACAGAAGATCCGTGTTAAGAACAAGACCATATGCATAAGGTGACGCTCAAAGACAAGTTGGCGGTATATGACACGCTTGATCGGCTTAAGAGTAAGTTTAAGTCGCTTATATTCGCATTAAGCGCAGGTTATATGCTGCATATCGCGCTTAAGTGTGTGTTAAGCTTGGTAAGCGCCGAGTATACGCCACTTAACACGTTTGAGTTGGCTATACTCTGGATTATCTGTTCTTAAGCTAGAGCTTACTTTTTACTCGCTAGTAAGATTGTCTTACTTCTAGCTTCGTGTTGCCGTTCGCACTAGGCTTCGCCCAGATGCTCACTCTCGCAGCTAACGCTGCTCACCGGAGGAGATAAACAATCCGGCAAGGAGAGTTGCGAGTGAGCATAGTACCCCCAAGACTCAGCATTACTGCCTATCTTGGGGGAGTACTATACAAAAATGAGATTAACGATCCGTATAAGTGTCGTCGTTTCGTTTCGCAATTACAGTCGTGAGTGATGGCTACCCGTTCGGGAAACTCTTGCCATTCTCGTAGGCGTGACTGTCAGTACTCTGCAACTTTGAAGCCGAAGCAGATGTTTAATCCAACTCAAGGGGCGATAGTTGGAACCATTTAATCGCCTGTGCGTCCGATGTTTCAGGTGGTGCAGAGGGTACACGGTCGCCTATTTGACGACACTGGAAATTTAGAGCATCTTCAGGGAAAGTCAACTGTATGAATGAAGAAAATCAGGAAATTATCGAGAAAGTTTTAGCCTACAAGCTAGAGGAACATCCGACTCTGCCAACGCCCAATAAGCGGCAGCGGCTGGAGATGATCGAGAACATTGGCCCGGAGAAGGTGCTTGATCTGTTCTTGATGCGGGAGAACAAGATTAAGGCGGAGCAGAACGATCCTATGCGCTATGGGCACGAGCTGCCGCACTGGCCCGATGCAGATAAGCTGCTAGACCGCTTTAACGAGATCGTCGTCCTTGGGGGGAACAGAAGTGGCAAGACTGAGTACGCTGCCAAACGGATGGCCCAGGCTTTTGTAGGGACTGACCTTAATGGACAAGCGCCGTCTTGGGTAAAGGAACGCTACAACAAGCGCAACATCCGCATCTGGTGCTTTCACACTAACCACATGACAAGTGTGTCTGCCCAGCAGAACGTCTTCTATAAGTACCTACCGCCTGAGATACGAAATATTAAACGTACTAATCATACGCAGATTAGTTTTAGCCAGAAGAACGGGTTCAGCGACAATACGGCGGTGTACATGGGTAACCAGATCTGGTTTCTTAACTATGCCCAGGACATTAAGGTGGTTGAAGGTGGTGAGGTGGACTACGTCTGGTGCGACGAACTTGTGCCGCAGAACTGGCTCGATACCCTGCGCTACCGTCTGGTGACTAGGTCTGGGAAGCTGATCGTCACCTTTACGCCGGTGCAAGGGTACACCCAGGTTGTGAAGGAGTACATCAACAGTACTAAGGTGACGGCTACCCGCAAATCTCCATTATTACCCAATAACAATGTTCTAACCGTCCCCAAGGGTGAGATGCCCTACATGGCCGAGAACCTCTACGGCCGGCACGCTTGTATTTGGTATCATACGGAACTTAACCCGTACAACAACTGGGAGCGCATGAAGCAGGAGCTTTCGGGGCGCTCCAGCCATGACATTAAGATCCGCGCTTATGGTTGGGCTGACCAGACGGCTGGAAGT